CGCTGATCATCGTCGCCGGCTTGGATCCTGCTACTGCCGGTCACACGTCTGCGGTCGTTATTGGCTTAGATGTAGCAAGCCACAAACGTTACGTTCTGGACATCTACAACAAGGCGGGTACGACGCCTGAGGAGATGCGGGAACTGATCATGAGCTGGACCGTGAAGTACGGGATCGCGGAGTGGCGGATCGAGAAGAACGGCTTCCAAGGGTTCCTGGTCCACGACCGGGAGTTGAACAACTTCTGTGCGGCACGGGGAACGATGATCCGCCCGCATTGGACGGGCATGAACAAGCACGACTCGGGGTTCGGTGTCGCCGCGATGGCGATGCTGTTCAACGGCTGGAAGGAAGACACCCAGTTGATCGAGTTGCCGTCGACTGCTTTCAGTGAGGCGGCGAAGGCGCTGGTGGAGCAGTTGGTGACGTGGGCACCGGACCTTCCGAAGTCCACGAAGACGGACTGCGTGATGGCTCTGTGGTTCGCGGAGCTGGCGTGCAAGGACCGGGTGATGCTGGCGTCGAACATGCGGACCCACATCAACAACCCGTTCACGACGCCGTGGGACAGGCGCGGTCAGACGACGGTGAACCTGTTGGACACGGAAGCGCAGCACGCATTCACCCCGGTGGGGTTCTAGGACATGGGAGATTAACGTGGCACCAAGCCTGCAGGAGATTCGCGGCCTGTATGAGCGCACTAAGTCGCGCTCTACAGAGCGTGATACGCGCATGCAGAACGTGCTGGCGGTCCGTCAGGGCCGCATGCGGGACGTGTTCCCTGACCTGTTCCCTGAGGGTCCGTTCGACCGGGGCATTGTCGCGAACATGGTCGACGTTGCCGCCCGTGATCTCGCTGAGGTGATGGCCCCACTGCCGGCGTTCAACTGCCACTCGAACCGTTCCGGTTCGGATGCGGCGCGGGAGTTCGCGGAAAAGCGGACCCGCATCGTGAACGGCTACGTGGAGCATTGCAACCTCCAGGTGCAGATGTACTCCGCCGCCGACTCGTACTTCACGTACGGCTTCGTGCCGGCGATGGTGGAGATCGACTTCGAGGACCGGCTGCCGCGGATCACGTTCATGGACGCGATCGGCTCCTACCCGATCTATGACCGTTGGGGTCAGGTGCAGGCGGCGTTCTTCACGTTCTTCAAGTCCCGTGACGAGCTGACCGCCATGTACCCGCACGCTGAAGGCGCGTTGGGGATGCCCACGGCGGGTAACGACCTGGTGGAGGTGGTCCGCTACCACGACAAGACGGTGGACCTGATCTTCCTGCCACGGGCGAAGGAACCGATGGTTCTGGAGTCCGTCGACAATCCGTTGAACGAATGCCTGGTGGAGTGGATCAAGCGCCCCGGCATCGACAATGACACCCACGGGCAGTTCGATGACGTTCTCGCTGTCCAGGTGGCGAAGGCACGGTTCGCTCTGCTGTCGCTCGAGGCGGCGCAGAAGTCGGTGCAGGCACCGATCGTCCTGCCGCCCGATGTGCAGGAACTGTCGCTGGGTTCAGATTCGGTGATCAGAACCTCTCAGGGTGAGAAGGTTCGACGGGTTCCGATCGAGCTTCCACAGAGTGCTTTCGCGCAGCAGGGCATCCTTGACCAGGAATTGCGTCAGGGTTCCCGTTACCCGAATGCGCGTAACGGTGAGATGGACGGTTCCGTGATCACGGGCCGCGGCGTGCAGGCACTCATGTCCGGTTTCGACACTCAGGTGCGTACCGGTCAGGCAATGTTCGCGAACGGCCTCACTCGTCTGGTGAGCAAGGCCCTGCGGGTGGACGAGAAGCTGTTCGGTGGTGAGGAGAAGATCCTCCGCGGCAACGCGCAGGGCGCACCGTATGAGGTGAAGTACCGCCCCAGCAAGGACATCAAGGGCGACCATTCGGTGGACGTGCAGTACGGCCTGATGGCCGGCCTGGACCCGAACCGTGCCCTCGTCTTCTACTTGCAGGCGCGTGGCGACAAGCTGGTGTCCCGCGAGTTCGGGATGTCGCAGATGCCGTTCAGCATCAACCCCTCGGAAGAGGAAACGAAGATCAACCGCGAGGACATGCGGGACGCTTTGAAGCAGGCTATCGCCGGCTACGTGCAGTCGATCCCCGTGATGGTGCAGGCGGGTCAGGATCCTGCTCAGGCTATCGCGAAGGTTGTCGGGATCATCAACGGTTTGAATGAGGGTAAGGCTATTGAGGAAGTGGCGCAGGAGGCTTTCGAGCCGCCGGAACCCGCGAACTCACCTGAAACCGCCGCCGCAGAGGGGGTTGAGCCTGCCGCTGGGGCCGCTACCTCTCCCGGCATGGCTCCCCCCGGCGGCGGCGCACCACCTGGCATGAACGAGGACGGCACGATGCAGGGCGTCGCTCCCGGTCAGGCCGGCCAGGCTCCTGGCGGCAGACCTGATCTGCAGATGCTGTTCGCCGCTATGGGTTCCAATGGTCAACCGCAATTGTCGGCTGGGGTTTCCCGCCGTACACCAATCTGATGCCATACCTAACGAATGGAGAAAGCAATGCCCCAGCCGAACAAGGGTAGCGCCGGTACGCCGCACATCTCTACCCCGATCATGAACACCTCCCGCCCGAAGCCCAGCACCCCCGCCAGTTCGGGTGTCCGGTTCGGTGCGCCCGGTGGCAAGGGAACCAAGGGTTCCAAGTAGCTCATCCACGTCGTCGTTCGGGGGTTGTCATGCAAGAAGTACGTAGCAAGGACATCTCCGCCGCGATTTCGATCGGCGCTATCGCCGTGCAGTGGAACGTGGAGGACGTGTCGTGGAATCCCGACGTGGCCCACGACATCAAGAACCGCATGATGGAGATGCTCGAGGAGGCGCTGGCTTTGGCGCACACCTACGGGCTTCTCCCGTACAGCCTCGCCACATCGGTTGAGGATGACGAGGAGACAGGGGAAGAGGATGGCTAACGGCCACGGTGGTCCGCGGACCCCACGCAATCCCGCCCCTGTCTCCGCACCGGGCCGTCTTTCCCGTCGTACTGACGGTGGCCCCCAGCAGACGCCTGCCCAGATGACGGGTATGGCTTATGGGGAGAACGCAGACTACATGGACATTCAGTCGTCTGCGCCTCTGGCGGCGGCACCATCGGTGACCAATGCGCGTTCTAGGAATACTGTTCCCACCGGACAGAGCGCCGCCGCCACTCCCCTGTTCACTCCGACGCAGCGACCAACTGAGCCTGTCACAGCGGGTGCCCCTTTCGGACCCGGAGCAGGCCCAGATTTGAACCGCAAGACGCTGTCGTCTATGAGCCAGGAAGAGGCTCAGAACCTTGTCAGCATCCTGCCTGCCCTCGAGGCAGCATCGAACTCCGACTACGGCACGGAGTCGTTCCGCAGGTTCGTGCAATATGTGAAAGCAGTTGTGCAATGACATTCATCGAGAACGTATCCGCTGCTGTCGACCGCATCGGTCATGAGTCGGTCGGCATCATCATGGGACTGGGCAAGGTTGACTGGCCCAACGACCAGGCACGCGACATGTTCCTTGACTCCATCACTCGCGGTGACGGGTGAGTCTCTGGGACACGTTCAAGGGTGTCGTTGATGGCGTTGACCATGCGGGTCAGGCTGTGTTCAACACGGTGGGTAACGCCCTTGGCGGTGCGGCTGAGAACATCCCTGGAGCCACTATCGGGCTGCAGGCTCTTGCGGCGACCACGAACGAGATAGCCGCTGGCGGCACCTACGGTATTGCCGCACTTCCTGGCGGTATCAACACGATGTCGTGGGATCAGGCGCACACTGTTTCTCCGGGTCAGGCAGCGATGGCTAACAGCCTCGGCCCACAGTCAATCGCCGGCGGCTTGTACAACAAGGCACTGGACTGGACGGTCCAGCATTCCGCCAATCCGGCGGCTGCCGCCGCGAAGCGTGCAGAGCTGCAACCGCAGATGCTGCCCCAGACGCTGCCCGGTTTCGACATCACCAAGCAGTCCGACCGCGACCTGGCTAATGCTTCCCCGATGGGGAAGATGCAGTCCGGTCTGGGTGACGCCATCTTCGACTGGTACGCCGATGGCGGCGTAGTTCTGGGCAAGGCGGCGAAGATCGCCCGAACGGGCGCTCAGGTCGGTGGGCATTCGTTCATGGGCCTGACGACTCGGACGATCCGAACGTCTGAGGATGTGGCGGCACTCAGCGCACAGATCGATTCCCATGTCATGTACCGCAAGTCCGGTGGTATCGCCGGCAAGGAGACTGCTCTCGGGAAGAGCCTCGAGCGGACGCTGGACAAGGATCCTGCGGCGATGATCTTCGATCCGTAGGCGTCGAAGTCGTCCAACAAGGGTCTTGTCGCATCCCTCCTCGGTGAGTCAACTGACCTGGAGAACTCTGCTCTGATCGTGAAGGCGGGTATCGGGAACGCCGACGCCATGAACGTGCTGCGCCAACGCGCCGCGTCCACCGCCGATGCACTTGATCGGGCACACAAGCTTGATGACATCCAGGCATCTTCGTTCAAGAAGCCGATCGGTGAACTGGGCGATGACCTGTGGGTTAAGCGCCCACAGGACGTTGAACGTCTTGACCAGATCGTTGCTGACCTGTCCGCGAGGGACGTGTATCTGCAGCGTGCCCTGTTCCTCGAGGACAAGCCGGTCATCAACCGTGTCGGTTCCGTGTCGAAGACGCTGGAGGGCGCTCGAGCTACCTGGTATGCGGAGCGTGGAGAGTCGCGACTGGATCCTAAGCGCGCAGTATCGAACACGGCGCTGGAGAACATGGCCCCCCAGTGGGTGGACCGCGTATACCAGCGCAACCCCTACGTCCGTCCTGTACGTGTCATCACGAAGGGCATCAACTGGGCGCAGGGTTCACGGCCTGCGGGATACATCGGTATCAAGGGGCAGTTGTTCAACGATTCCGCGGATGAGTTGTTCGCTGCGCTGACCAACTCCCCCACCCTGTCCCGTATGCAGAATGCGCTGTACAAGCGTGACGTGATGAACGCCTACCTCGGCGCGTCAAACGTCACGACCCGCATGAACGTTGTCACCCAGCTGGAACGGCAAGCGGCGAACAGGATCGCCAGCCAGTACGGGATCTCCGCGAAGGTGGCGGATTCCCTGTACGCCTCGTACAACCGCAGTCGTGAGTCTGCGACATCGTTCTTGAAGGACCGCGGGTACGGCATCGACACTGATGGGACGATCATCAAGTCACCGACGCTGTCGTCGCAGCTCGCTGATTCGCTTCCGATGATGGATTTCCGTGTCTACGAGGATCTCATCCGCCGGCACCAGAACCCTCTGAAGGCCGCGGTGGGGGCAACGGGGGACGTGGTGCATTCCGTCCTCGAACCCATCTACACTGCGTGGAAGTTCTCCGTCCTCTTCCGGTTGGGCTACGTCGTCCGCAACCTCGCTGAAGGCAACGCTCGTGCAGCAGCGGGGTACGGTTTCATCCCCGCGTTCACGGATCCCTGGGGTTCAGTGAAGCGTGCCATGTCGAACGATGCACGGCGCGAGAAGATCGCCCGTAACTACGTGTACGAGGTAGTCGCCGGCAAGTCACCGAAGCACATCAGCAAGCAGATCGATCTTCTTCGTGACGCGCAGCAGGCGGCAGAGAACCAGTTGCACGGCCTTCGTGCCCAGTCGGAGTACGTGCGGTTCGGGGAGATGCCCGCAGCGTCCGGTGTGGACACGATGCAAAGGGACGCCTACTACGCGGCGTCCGCTGACCACGGCGTGAAGTTCGACCTTCCCGATCTGGAGTTGTCGATCGGTTCTGCGTCCGATTCCCTGCTGCCGACAAGGCAGCGCCGGCAGTTCCTGAGCCTGCATTCCCGCGAGCAGTCCGGTGAGATCCTGACGGGTGTCGACGTGCAGGCGTACCGGCATCTGCGAGCGAAGGCGGCACGCACCCGGCTGCGTGAGCTGCAGGCTTCCGGCAAGGAGATCGTGACGATTCGGGACGGCAAGCATGTCGTCGTGAAGAACGTTCGCGAACTGACTGACGAGGATCTCGTGCCCCTGGCGAACACCCGCAAGGGTGCCCCCGCGAGGGCCGTCGAATCCGGTGACATCCCCGTGTCGTCGCTTCGTAACGTGGCGAAGACCCGGCAGTTGCCCGACGTGTACGTGGTCGACAACTGGCTGCACAACGTGAAGACGGCCAACGCGATGGGCGAGACTGTTCCCGGTCGCGTGGCTAAGCAGGCTCGAGTCCGTAATCCTGCACCGCTCGGTGCCCGTGAGTACTACATGAACGAGACGGACAAGCAGATCGCGCTGTCCGCTATTGACGACATCCGCAGCATTGAAGAGCAGTTGTCTTCCCTGTACTCGAAGCTGCAGGACGCGGCTGACCGTCGCACCGGCTTCGGGAAGCGTCAGCGTCTGGGCGACAAGGACGTGTTCTCCGACACGATCGGTGACATTGCCCGTATGAACTCGTCTGCGGATGGGACTTACGAGAATTTCCTGCAGGGGCAGATGTCCCGTATGGAGTTGCAGCAGCAGCGCCTGACCAACTCGTGGGGTGTCATCAACCCCGGCGAGAAGCATTACTTCGATGAGTTCGCCAACGTCGTCAATCACCAGTTCAAGAATGATCCTCTCGCGAAGATGGCTCTTGACGGTACGCGGGTCCGTGACGCAGTGAAGTGGCTGCGTAGCAACGACGGGAAGTGGTATCGGCGGGAGATGGACATCTCCATGCTGGACATCCAGGCGCACGTCGACACCGTGTACGGGATGGTCAACGACTACCTTCCTGATCCCGCTCTTCGCGCCCGTGCCGCTGAGGAGTCGCTGTCTCCGGTCGATCTTGAGGCTGCGCTGCGCGGCAGTGATCTGCCGCAGATCCACGGTCGCCAGCTCGCGGAGACGATGGTGACGAACCATACGGCGGCTAAGGCTGCTCGGGCGGGATTGACGAAGGTGTACCGCCTGATTGGTTCAGCGCCTGAGGATCTCGCTGCACGGCATCCGTTCTACCGTCAGATGCACATGGCGGAGCAGGGCCGTATCACGCGCATGCTGGCTGATCAGGGTCGGGAGATCACGCCGGAAGTGGCGGATCGGATTAAGAACGCCGCACATTCCTTCGCTTTGAAGGAGACGAAGCGGACCCTGTACACGATTGAGCGGTACAGCAACCCGGCGATGTTCCTGCGCTGGGTGATGCCGTTCTTCCCCGCCTACGAGAACACGATCAAGACGTGGCTGCGCCTCGGGTACGAGGATCCTTCTGTGATCGCGAGGGCTTCCATGATCTGGAACGCCCCGAACAAGGCCGGTCTCGTGGTGGACAAGGACGGCAATGAGCTGCCGGCTGGGTCACCGTTCTCGAAGGAAGCGTTTGTTGTCCTTCCTGAGCCGATCGCTAAGGCACTGTCGAAGTACACGCCCGGTGGTCAGGTTCCGGATTTCCCGAAGGGGTCGATGAACTTCGTCCTCCCCGGCGATTCCCCGTACCTTCCTGGCGTGTCGTTCCTGATCTCCACGCCCATATCGATGTGGATCGCTGCGGATCCTGTCCGCGAGGACACGGTCAAGAGCGTCCTGTCGGAGTTCCTCGGTGAGCATGGCGCTGACCAGGCCTACCGTTTCGTCGTCCCGTTCGGTACGGCCTCGGATGATCCAACCGCGAATACCCTGTCGGCGTCGTTGAAACAGGTCCAGATCCTCACTGGCGGTGAGGGCAACAAGGAGTTCATGATGTCCGCTTTGGGCATCTACCGGGACATGCTGAACCAGGCCAACGCGGAGGGTACGGCGAAGCCGACTGCTGAGCAAGCCATTGAGAAGGCTCGAGAGTACCGGAAGTTGCGGCTCGTCACGGCGATGACGCAGCCGTTCGCCATGCGGTGGCGGTCCCCGTACCAGCAGTACATCAACGAGTACCACCGTCTCACGACCCAGTACGGGTTCGAGGAGGGTGAGCGGCAGTTCGACGCGAAGTACCCTGAGTACTTCGTTCTGAAGCAGTCGCTGTCATCGAACCCGACTGGCATGTCCGCTGACATGGGCGCGTACAAGGCGTACAAGTCGAACACGGGGCTGTGGAATCAGGTCACGAAGATCGACCCGAAGTTCGGCCAGTTGGTGACGAACCCTGTTTCTCGGGGCGAGTTCAATCCGACCGTGTACGGGTGGATGTCGGGAACCCCGATCCGCCCCGGTGTGACGATGACGATCCACGGCCAGCAGGACATTGAGGCGTTCGATAAGGCCGCAGCCATCTCGAAGGGTTGGGATGAGTACCGTGGCAAGAAGGCTCTCGTGGACAACTGGCTCGCGGACAATGGTTTCAAGTCGCTGCAGGATAAGGGCGCTGAGTCGGGTAAGGCTGCGTGGGATGCGTGGCTATCCAGTCAGGAGTCCGGTAACCCTGAGTGGTACACGGCCCGTGAGCTGACGAAGAACAGCGCCAATATCCGTAACACATTGCAGGCGGTGACGACGATCACGCGGGAGAAGTCGTTCGTGGGGTCTTCACCGGACAAGGATCTGTGGGTTCTGGCTGAGGATTATCTCGCGAAGCGGGAGCTGATCGTGCAGGCGCTGGAGCAGAACGACGCTGCCGGCGGGTCGAAGTCGATGACTGCGCCGAGCAACCAGCAGATCGCGGAACTGTGGGGTGCCTACGTGGCGAAACTTCGTGGATCGAATACGAAGTTCGCTGACTTCTATGACCGCTGGCTTGATAGTGACAATCTTGAGAGAGTGACGGTTCAGTAATGGCACCTAAACCTGGTGATCCGAAGCCTGCTGATGCGTCCAGTCTTGCTGGAGCGTTGGGGGTGGCCGCACCCCAGACGACTCAGCAGCCCCAGGTCCAGTCGACTGGCACTGGAGGTAACGAGTCTCCTCGCGTGGCGGTGTACACACCTACGCCGACGAATCCGTGGTCTAGCCCACGTACCCAGTACGCGCCAGCGAACATCCTTGAAACGCAGTTTGCGCCGGGTAACACCGATTTCCGGCAGCCGATGATGGAGGGCACGGAGAGTTTCCTCGTCAAGTTGGCGAAGCACATGGGTCACGGCAGGACGGTGAACAGCCTGTGGCAGCAGTCGGTTGATCTGGCGAAGAAGAACAACATCTCGGTGACGGATGCGATCACACGGATCGCGCAGGATGCAGGCTTCGGCGCTACGGCTGCACCGACTGCCACCCCCACTTCCGGTGGCGGTTCACGTTCCTCGGGCGGTAGCGGTGGCCGCTCCTCCGGTGGCAGTGGAGGCGGTGGTGGTGTTAGTGGCATGGCACAGACAAGCGTCTCCTACGACCCCCTCGGTGAAGGGGATCTGAAGGATCTCGCGAACACGATCAGCATGGAGATGCTCGGCAAGGGCGTCACGGAGAAGCAGTGGGGCCGGATCCTGCAGAAGGTGCGGGAGAAGGAAGCCGCGAACCCTCGGGTCACCACCTCACAAGCCGGTGTCGGACAGTCCGTCACGTCCACTCAGCCGGGTGTGTCAAACGCTGACCGGCAGGACGTGATCCAGAACATTCTGCAGAAGGCACCGCAGTACGGCGACTACCAGAAGGCGACAACTCTCATGGGCTTCTTCGACCAGGCGTTGAACGAAAGGCTGCAGGGTGGCTGACTTCAGTAACGGTGGACCTAAGGCTCCTGCCGGCGCTCAGCCTGAGAAGAAGACAGGCGGCATGCCCACGGATCCGCAGGAGGTGGCACGGAAGTTCGCCATGTCGTGGGCGATCATCAACTCCGATCCCGGCCTGATGAAGTGGTTCAACGACTTCGCGAAACGGTACACGGCGTCGGGTGGTCAGATCGACTACGCCCGTTTCAAGCTCGAGCTGGAGCAGCAGCCGTACTGGCAGACCCATTCAGCGACGTGGATTCAAGACGCCCAGTTGGAGTTGGAGAATCCGAAGGACTACGCGCAGGCGCTGTCCTCCAGTGTGGAGACTCTCCGTGCTGCCGCTACCCAGTTGGGTGCGAAGGTCACGGATCAGCAGTTGCAGGACATGGCGAAGAATGCACGCCGCTTCGGGTGGAATGAGCAGCAGCAGCGTCGCGCCCTCGCGGACTACGTGTCCGCTGCCCCCACCGATCAGGGTGGTGTCGACTTTGAGGGTCTTGCCGGTCAGACGCAGGACACGTTGATGAAGTGGGCGTCGCAGAACGGTGTCCGGTTGACGAACGACCTGGTGTCGAAGTACACGAAATCGGTGGTGATGGGTGATACGACTTTGGAGGAGATCCAGTCGGATATCCGCCGCACGTACATGGCGGGTGCGTTCCCTGCGTGGGCGGACAAGATCAACTCTGGGTTCGATATTGCCGACTTGGCGGCACCGTACATTCAGGACACGCAGAGCCTCCTCGAGGACTCGAGTATCGGGCTGGATGACCCGTTGATGCAGCGCATCATGCAGGGTGTCGGTGCTGATGGTAAACCGGCGGTGGTGCCGTTGTATGAGGCGCAGAAGATGGTGCGCTCGGATCCGCGCTGGCAGAAGACGGATAACGCATATGCGACGTATGCGGGTGTGGCTCAGAACATCCTCAAGACGTTTGGGTTTGCATAATGTCAATTGATATGGGCAGCTTCGGCGTCTACACGGGGCCGATCTTTTCTCCTACCGACCCTCCGATCGACTTCAACTCTTTCGGAACGCCCCAGCCTGCCGCCCCTGCGGCTGGCCCTGCCCCCGCGCAGCAGCAGCAGGCTGCCGCCGTTGACCCGAATGCCGGCCTGATCGCCTACTTGAAGGCGCAGGCTGACGCTTCCGCTGCCCGTGAGGCTGCCGCCCTGCAGCAGGCCCGTGAGGCTGCGTCCGCGTTCCTCACCAACACGCTCCGCACCTTCGGCCTGGACTCCCTCGGCACACAGGTCGATGCCCTCATCCAGCAGTGGGGCACCAACAGTGACGTGATCGCCCTCAAGTTGAAGGACACGACGGAGTACAAGACCCGTTTCGCTGGCCTGCTGAATCTGCAGACCAAGGGCATCACGGACGTGCAGAACGAGGCACAGTATCTGCAGCTCGAATCGTCGTACCGTCAGGTGTTCCGCGACGCAGGCTTGACCTCGTTCCTCGGTGCCCCCGGTTCTACGGATGAGCAGAAAGCGATCGGTGACATCGTCGGGAAGTACTCCCTGTCGGTGAACGAGGTGAAGGACCGTGTCGCGGATTCGCAGCGCGTCTGGGCGAACACGCCGCAGGAAGTGAAGGACGCCTTCGCAACCTACTACGGTGTCGACGCGACACAGGGTGTCGCCTATTCGCTGGATCCGATGCGTACCTCGGAGATCATCAACCGTCAGGCGAATGCCGCTATCGCTGGCGGTCTGGCCGCAGTACACCAGTTGAAGATCGGGTTGGGTGTCGCGGATCAGATCGCGAACATTGCCGGCAGCACCGACATCAATCAGGGACAGTTGGCTTCCGACCTGGTGAATGCGAGCCTGCTCCGCGACAACGCGGTGAAGCTGGCTTCTATCGAGTCTTCGACCTTGTCGGATGACACGGCAGTACAGGCGTCGTTGAACCTTGACGCTGCGGCACGGAAGAAGGTTGACACGCTGCAGTCACGGGAACGGGCACGCTTCGGCGGTTCGTCCGCATTCGGCAAGGGTTCCCTGTCCCGCAATAACGGCGCGTAACCCCTGTTTAGGAAACGCGCAGAAATGTGCGCCTGAGTGCAGTTTTCTGCAGGAAACCTAATCAAAATCTCCACACGGACCTACCGGCCCCGTTAGGAACACGAACGTGAAATCCGTAGGCGACAGCAAGACATGCAATTCCTGCAAGAAGTCTTTCGGACTTTCCTACTTCCACAAGAACCGATCTTCACCGGATGGCCTGCACTCTCAGTGCAAGGAATGCGGGAATAGCCAGCGCAGGAAATACCGCACGGCGAACGCCGAAGCACAGAAGCGCAGCAGCCGCGAATGGCGTGAGCGCAATCCTCACTACGGTTTGGCCCGAATGGGCGTCGAAGTTTCGGCTGAGGATTACTACCGGATGCTCAATGAGCAGGGCGGTGGTTGCGCTGTCTGCGGCCACGTCCCCGGCAAACTTGAAAAGAAGCTCTGCATCGACCATTGCCATTCCACCCTCCGGGTGAGGGGGCTTCTATGCGACGGATGCAACAAAGCGATCGGAATCATGCGTGACGATCCGCAACGGCTGATAGCAGCCGCACGCTACTTGCAAGGGTAGCCCAAAAGCCTAGTGGACCCACCGGCCCCACTAGTTCGTATCAAGGCCGGTAGTCACAGCCGCACCCCTCCCCCAAGGGTCATGCGTGGGTGGCGTTCATCTATCACCGAATAGTTAGGGAGATCAACAATGTCCGATTACGACGACGAGTACGGCGACGACGACTACCAGGACGCTGGTAACGCAAACCCTGTGCAGCAGCTCCGTAAAGCCAACAAGGCCAAGGATCGGCAGATCAAGGAACTCACTGAGCGCCTTGAGAAGGCAGAGGGTGGTCTTCGCACTCGCACGCTCGCGGACACCATCAGGGACAAGGGACTGAATCCGAAGGTCGCTTCGATCGTCCCCCAGAACCTGACCACCCCGGAAGAGGTGGAGGCGTGGCTCAACGACTACGCCGACGTGTTCGGCGCATCCGCGCCCACGCCTGACGGTACTGCCCCGCCGGCAGAAGACACCGCACCCAACCCGCAGTTCGACGCGCTACAGCGCATCCAGAACACCCAAGCGGGTGGGCAGCCTTTCAGTGGCGATGAAGCCCAAATGCTGGCTCTCATCAATTCAACAACCGATCCGGGTGCCCTCAACCAGCTCCTGTTCGGAAACGTGAACGGGCCACAGGTCATCTGACCGGCAAAAACCTAACCCTTTCTATTCACCTGAGGAGGTGAACGCACACAATGGCTAACGCATACACCAGCACTTCCACCGTAGCCGGCCTCGTCAAGGCAGCGTATGACCGCTATCTCGAGTTCCAGCTCCGGTCGCAGCCGCTGTTCCGCAATATCGCGGACAAGCGTCCCGTCCAGCAGGCGATGCCCGGTTCTTCGGTCGTCTTCTCGCTGTACAACGATCTCGCTGCCGCAACCGGAACGCTCACGGAAACCACGGACCCCGACTCGGTCGCTCTCAGCGACGTGTCGACCGTGACCGTGACGCTGAACGAGTACGGCAACGTCGTTCTCAACACCCGCAAGCTGGGTGAGTTCGCGTTCAGCGATGTCGATCCGGCAGTCGCGAACATCGTCGCGTTCAACATGGCTGACTCGATTGACAGCCTGGTTGTCACGGAACTGCGTGGCGGCTCGAACGTCCTGTACGGTGGCGCGGCCTCCGCTACGAACCAGGTTTCGGCTGCGATGACCCTGACCGGTCTGAACATCCGTAAGTCTGTCGCTAAGCTGCGTGCCGGCAATGCGGTCCCGAAGACCGACATGCTGTACGCCGCATACGCCCATCCTGAGGCTTCCCATGACCTCCGTTCGGAGACTGGCGCACTGTCCTTCGAGGACACCCGCAAGTACACCGACGCGAATGTCGGGAACATCATCAACGCCGTTGCCGGTGTTGTTGGTGGTGCTTACGTCGTGGAAACCCCGCGTGCGTACAGCGCCCTTGACGGGCTGTCCTCGGCCCGTGTCTACCGCACCATCATCGTGGGCCAGCAGGCTCTCGCTGAGGCGGTCGCCGTGGAGCCGGGTATCGTGATTGGGCCTGTCGTTGACAAGCTCATGCGCTACCGGCCTGTCGGCTGGTACGGCCTGCTCGGCTGGAAGCGCTACCGCGAGGCAGCGCTGTACCGCATCGAGTCTGGTTCCTCGATCGCGTCCTAGCACGACCGCAGGGGGCAGTCACTGTCATGGTGGCTGCCCTCTGCCATGCTCGATGGAAGAAGGACTGTGGCCTACTCGTTCACTCCCCCGACGTACACGTTGAAGAACGTGAACGCTGGCCCTCTCCTGTCCCGTTTCACGACGACGTTCGGTTACAGCGTGGTGAAGCGTGGGACCGCCTACGAGTCGGTGACTACCCCCGACTTGGGCACGTTTTCGGATGCCGACTTCGTGTATCAGGGCGGACACAAGTACGACATTTCTGACGCTGAGGCGGCGCTTCTGATCGCCGCCGGCTACACCCCAATTTTGGAGCCGTAATGCCTGACCAGTACATCATCACCATTGAGGCTTCCGGCACGGTCGGATTGGCCGATGACAACACCACAGAGGAGAAGTAGATGGCTGTCGGAGTTTCCACGGTCAACACGGCGAACGCCTGGTTGAACTGCATTCGTGCGTCGGGTTCGACTCGCACGGTGGTCGCTGGCACGTTCGTGAAGCTGCACACCGCTGACCCTGGCGCGTCTGGTGCTACTGCTGCTGCCGTGGGTGACACGACCCGTAAGACGGTGGCTCAGGCTGCCGCGTCGGGTGGGTCGATCGTGATCTCGGGTACGGCTGGGCCGTGGACGAATGGTGGCACGTCGGAGACGATCACTCACATCTCGGTGTGGGATGACGTTTCTGCCGGCAACTTCCTGTACAGCGCTGCTCTGACTGCGTCGCAGCCGTGGGCGTCTACGAACACGTTCACGTTGAACACGCTGACGGTGGCTATCACTCCTCTGGCGGCGTAATGGGACTGGTCATTGCGGATCGCGTGAAGGACACGACGACGACGACGGGCACCGGCAGCATCACGCTGTCGGGAACCGCACCGACCGGCTTCCAGGCGTTCGCCACTGCGGGTGCAGTGAATGACAACTTCTACTACTGCATTGCTGGTGGTGCGGAGTGGGAGGTCGGCTACGGCACGTTGACGGCGTCTACGACGCTGGCTCGTTTCCGCGTTATCGCCTCGAGCAATTCGGGTGCGGCGGTGTCGTTCTCTGCCGGCACGAAGGATGTTTTCTGCACCATCCCCGCCGTCATCGTGCAGGGACGCGGCATGGTTTGGGCCATCGCCAACGGGTACGCACTCAACTAGGAGCTTTTCATGGCAGCGAATACTGCACCCATTTTCACGGAGATTCCGGTTGTCGGTGCTGGCATCTGGACCGCATCGTCTACGGCCAACACGTCATCTACAGGCTCGGGCACTGTGGGAACGAGCATGGTGAAACTGTTCACCTCTGGCTCCGATGGCTCCTTCATTAACCGCATCCGGCTGAGTCCAGCCGCTTCGACGGCGGCGACGGCGACCACGGCGACGGTTGCCCGTTTCTATATTTCCACCGTGACCTCCGGATCCACTACCGCAGCGGACACGTTTATGTTCGCCGAGGTTGCCCTCTCCGCGCAGACTGCGGACCAGACGGCTACTGCGACCAGTTCCATTGAGGTTCCGTGCGGCTTCTACATTCCGACCGGATACTTCATCCACATGTCGATGCACGCCGCAGCAGCGGCTAACACGCAGTGGACTGCGATCGTGTTCGGTGGGAATTACTGATGCGTCCCGACTTCTTCGGTGCCCCCCCGGACACCAAGGCAGACGTTCAGATGTTCAACGCCGGTAGGGCGTGGCAGACATGGGTGAAGCCACGCGGCTGCACCATGGCCTACATGATGGTCGTCGGAGGAGGCGGTGGTGGCGGCGGCGGTAAGACCGGGGCCACGGCCACGATTCGTGGCGGTGGCGGCGGCGGCGGTAGCAGTTCGATCGCCGTCTGCCTCATCCCCACACTGTTCCTCGGTGACACGCTCTACGTCCAAGTCGGCGCTGGCGGTGCCGCTGGCGCAGTCGGCGGCAACGGCAGCGCCGGGGGCATCACCTACATCTCCACATCAACCTCCACCAACGCCGCCGCTCTATGGCTCGCGTCATCTACGGCAGCCGGTCCCGCTGGTCCTGGCATCGCCGGATCAACGTCGGGTAACGCTGGCGCTGGCGCTGGCGGCACCATCCCCGTCGCTGGCACCGCGATCCTGTCGAACATGGGTATCACGAAGTTCATCGGCGGGAAGATCGGAGCTATCGGCGGTATCAACACTGGCGGCAGTGGCAGCACCAACACGCTGAACACCACCCACCTTCTCAACGGTGGAAGCGGCGGTTCGACTACTCCTGCCGCGAACACGGAGTTTGCGGGAGGTCCACAGAACGCCGTTGTCGCCCCGTGGCTGACTATTGCTGGGGGAACCTCCCCAGGTGGGAACGGTAGCGGCGGTATCACCGTCCCGACGCCGTGGACTTCCTACGGTGGCGCTGGCGGCGCAACGGGTGGAGCTGGCACAGCCGGTGCGGGTGGTAACGGTGGACTCGGTTCCGGTGGTGGGGGTGGAGGCGGCGGCATCACGGGTGGCAATGGCGGTCGCGGGGGTGACGGTTTCGCATTCATCGTGAGTTGGTGATCTAGTTGCTTGGCTTCGCTCCCCTATCCACGGAGCCGATCAGCTCGGTCCCTGTCACTGCCAGTGGCTCTTTCACTGGCAATGCTTCTAGCACCACCGCCACAGTAGCGATCACAGCATCCGGTGTCGTTGCACGGTTCGGTGACGCTTCCCGTTCCGCAACAGTCACGATCACTGCCGCCGGTACGGTCGCACGGTTCGGCAACAGCACCACCAGTGAGACTGTCACGGTCACCGCGTCAGGTGCCACCGGGAAGGTCGGCGGGGCTTCCGTAACGGAAACCGTGACGATCACAGCAGCCGGTGCCGTCGCCAAGTTCGGTGATGCGACACTGACTGAGACTGTCACGATCACCGCTGACGGCACCGTGTTCACTGGCGGCGGTGTCTTCAACGGCAACGCCACGTCCACCACTGAGACTGTGACAATCACAGCGTCCGGTCTGGTGGCACGCTTCGGTGACGCAACCAGGTCGCAGACGGTCACGATCACGGCGTCGGGTGTCCGTGCTGTCAACGGGGACGCTTCCCTCGCCCCCACGGTCACGATCACTGCAGCCGGTTTCGTAGCGTCCAGCGGGGCAGCCTCGAGCAGCACGGAAACTGTCACCATCACGGCGGCAGGCAGCGTCGACTCCACGGGTGCAGCATCGACACTCGTCAACGTCGTCACGGTCACCGCTACCGGCGTCGTCGCCCCAGCGCAGTACCGGATCACGCCGACGACGGTGGAGGAGTTCCTCACCTCGAACGTGCTGATGGGCCGCTTCGGAGTCGACGTCGGGTTGACCGTCATCTTCAAGGACGGCACCGTCACGATCACGCAAAGCCCACTTGACACTGCCCTGTCGACAGCGGACTGGTACGTCCTCGGTGGGCATGAGCAGATCCTCACCGACCAGCAAGTGCAAGACCTGACCGACGCCGGCTACGGATCAATGTTGGAGAGTGTATGAGTTGCAGGAGCGGTTGCGTCACGAAGGATCACTCGAGCTACGCGGAGTGCCTCCGGTCAGCGCGGGTCCGTGTCGCGGACATCATCAACTCCCCGAACCAGTGGATGTTCGAGGAGACGAAGAAGGACCTGTCGGCGTATGAGAAGGCCCGTGCTGCGGGTATCCAGCCTGGTGGCACATCGGTGGCGAAGGTGCGTCAGGCGGAGGCCGCAACGAACATGCTCGGTCGCGCCTACAACGCTGACACGGATCCTCCCGCGGACATGATCACGACGAAGACGGCTGCGAAGTTCGTCAACTGGAAGGATTGAGATGACGACGTTCGCGCAGATGACTGACGACACGATCATGTACATGCAGGGTTTCACCGGCATGCAGGATCAGGCGACGTATCTGACTGCCGGCATCAATGACACTGTCCTGTCGCTGGCGGTCGCTGACACTACGTCGATCAGTCGTGGCGTGGTGGAGGTCGGCAGTGAGCTGATCTGGGTTGACTCCGTCGACTCTACCGGCCTGACGTGCACGGTCCCGCCGTATGGCCGCGGCTACCGTTCCACTACTGCAGCGTCCCATGCGTCGGGTACACGGGTGGTGTCCTCGCCAGCTATCCCTAGGGGTCTGGCGCAGAAGGCTTTGAACGAAGCCGTCCAATCCATCTTCCCGTCCGTGACTGCTGTGGGGACGACGACGTTCACGTTCAACCCAGCCGTGTCCACATACGAGATGCCCACGGGCACGGAGGGGATCCTCGCCGTCACCTGGGAGACAACGGGTCCGTCCCGCGAATGGGTGCCGGTACGGCGCTACTCGAGCGACGGTACAGCGAACGTCACCGACTTCCCGTCCGGTTCCACCATCAGCCTGTACGACGCGATCGTTCCCGGTCGCACCGTCCAGGTCGTCTACTTGAAGCAGCCGACGGTGATGTCCAGCGAGTCGGACGTGTTCACGACGGTTACTGGCTTGCCAGCGTCCTGCGAGGATGTCGTCCGACTGGGTGCCGCGTTCCGCATGATGTCGTTCATCGACGCCCCCCACCTGTCGGGCTTCTCCGCGGAAGCGGACTTCTCCTCGAACGTGCGGCCTGCTGGCGGGGCGATGCAACTGGGCAAGCACTTGTACCAGATGTACAGGTTGCGCCTTGAGGAAGAGGCCGTGAAGCAGCAGTCCTTGTACCCGGCCCGATCGCACTACACCAGATGACCGCCAAGACCAGCGCTGAATACATGCGTGAGTGGATTGCAAGGCCGGGGAACCGGGAGAAGAAGCAAGCCATGAACCGCAAGTATTACGAGCGGATCAAGGCTGACGGGAAGATGACCAGGGACAACATGGAGCGGAATAGGTTCCGCAAAGTGCAACACGATGCTCGGGCTGCTGAACGACAGCGTTGAGCGCGCCGTATCCACTATCGCATATCTCACCCGCTAGGAGAGCGCCTCATGGCTCGCAGGAATTACTCGTCCACCGCCCAGTCGACCACCCTGACTGCTGACATCACGAACGTTGCCACGTCGGTGGTGGTGACTGCCGTGACGGGCTGGCCGGCGTCGACCCCGTACACGATTGTCGTGGATGAGGACTTGTCTACGCAGGAGGTGATGCTGGTCACGGCGCGTGCGGGTACGACGTTGACGGTGACCCGCGCCTACGGCGGCACGACGGGTGTCTCGCATACGGCTGGTGCGACGGTGCGGCATTGCCACTACTCGGGTGACTTCGATGAGGCGAACTCGTTCCTCAACCTGGGTGGCACGATCGGTGGCGCTGTCACGGTGACGGGTGCCGTGGCTGGTACGTCGGGTACGTTCTCCGCTGCCGTGGCTGGTACGACGGGCACGTTCTCTGGCGCTGTCTCAGGTACGACGGGTACGTTCTCCGGTGTCGTCGCTCACCCGCTCGGTGCGGTGGGTGCGCCTAGTGTCACGTTCTCCGGTGACTCGAACACCGGCATCTACTCCCCTAGTGCTGACAACTTGTCGCTGGCTACTGCCGGCGTGCAACGGCTGAACATTGATTCGTCCGGCTTGTTCTCGGGGACGGGCACATCACTGGGTGCGTGGACTTCGTTCGCCGCCACTCTCGCTGGCACGGGTTGGGCGATCGGCAACGGCACCATCACGGTCGCCTACTGCAAGATCGGTCGGACGGTCTACTACAAGGGCGGCGTGGTCTTCGGAACTACTTCCACCTACGGGGCGGCGGCTGCCCCGATCATCGGACTCCCCGGAATCGCGGTAAACAGCACGCTGCAATCGAACATGGGCGGCGGTGTAACCACGTCCTCAACTGTGGGCGGCACGGCGGTGTTCGTGGACTCGTCAGCTACTCAGGGCTACGCCGTGATACCCGTCTACTCGAACACCCTCGGAGGTATCTCCTTCTCGGTACTTGGAACCAACGGGATAATGACGGCAGCAACTTCGACTGTCCCGTTTACGTGGGCTACGGGAGATCAAATCAACTTCTTCGTCGCCTACGAAAGCACAACCTGATCCTATGTCTACTCAAGGAATCACGGGGAAGATCGTCGGTGGCATCGGCACCGGCTACTCCAGTCCCGGCCCGACATCAGCCAACACGGTCCCCGACTCGATCCAGTGGGATTGCCGGATCGCCGGACTGCCGTTTCTCCTCGCCAACTCGGACCAGTTCCCGTACAAGCGGGAGACTGCCCCGTACCGCAAGGACCGTGTCGATACGGAACGGAACCCCGGTGAGCAGTCGCTGGATTCGGGGTTCTGGCTGCGGTCCCAGTCGTCGTGGCATTACGGGTCCGGCCTGGCGAGTGCGGAACCGCTCGAGGTGGCCGATGCTGAAGCGCAGTTCCGGTACAAGATCAGTGGCGGCGTCGACGTGTGGACTCCGGGCCAGTTGACTTTGCTGCCGTCCACCACTCGGCAGTATTCGTCCACGGGTACGGATCAGCTCTTGATCGGCGTGGACACGGGTGTCCTGCACTCGGATGGCGCGGTGCTGAAGTACATCACCACGGGTGGGTCGTCAACGGTGACATACGGCGGTTCCGTTCTCACTATCACGTCCCTCGCCAGCGACGGGGCGAACTACTACGTCGGCACTGGGGATGGGGTCTTCCAGGGGGCGCTCCCGTCCGGTGCCGGATCACTGATCTGGGGTCCGACTGGCGGTGCGATGCTTCTCCGCTGGGTCAAGTCACGGCTCATGTGCGCGGTGGGCCTGTCCCTGTACGAGCTGATCGGTACGGGTCCGGCGCTGCCCACCCCGCTGTACACGCACCCGTCGAACAACTGGAAGTGGACGGACATCTCGGAGGGTCCGCAGGCGATCTACGCTTCCGGCTACCTCGGTGACCAGTCGATGATCTACAAGATCGGGGTCACGTCGACTCCGTCAACAGTGACATTGGATCAGCCTGTCGTCGTGGTGGACATGCCGCGTGGCGAGAAGGTGCTGTCCTTGTACTCCTACGTCGGCTCCTATCTGGTGATCGGCACGAGCAAGGGTGTCCGTGTCGCCCTCATCCAGTCGGATGGTTCCTTGTCGCTGGGTCCGCTGATCGTCAGTGCCCCTAGTGGCTCTTACGATGCGGTCGCTGACGGCTCGTTCGTGTACGTGACGGTGGGTACGGACGGTGAGGCCGGCGACCGTGCCACTCAGGGTGGCCTGTACCGCCTTGACTTGGGTGAGAATCTGAACAGCAATCCTCTGCTGTTCCCGTCTGCACCGGACGTGGTGGCACCGTTCGGGACGACGGGTGCCGTCAACCAGGTGACGATCGTGAACGGCAGCCTGTGGTTCACGGTGGAGGGCTACGGGGTCTGCGTCCCTCAGGTCAGCCTGGCAGTGGGCTGGCTGGAGACGGGCCGTATCCGGTTGGGCACGGTGGAGTCGAAGGCGTGGCGGGACATCCGCCTGCTGATTGACCCTTCGAGTGCCGGATACGTGAAGGTGTACGCCTCTACGACGGATTCGTCTGCGCCTTCGACGTGGACGCCCGTGATCGAGGTTGCCCCCGGTGATGCGATCACGACTGCGAGCTTGAGTGCTGCTACCGCGTCGACACCGTCGTCTTCGATCTATTTGGCGTTCCGGCTGCGGTACGGCCTCATCGAGTCGGCGTCCCCCAAGATGGTCGGCTACCAGGTGAAGGGTGTCCCCGCGCCTGCCCGTTCGGAACTGGTTCAGGTTCCGCTGCTGTGCTTCGACCGCGAGATGGATGCGAAGAATGTCGGCTTCGGTCATGACGGCAGCGCGTGGGAGCGGTTCTCCCAGTTGAAGGAGCTGGAGGGGACGGGGTCGACGGTGACGTTCCACGACTATACGACGGGTGAGCAGTCGGAGGCGTACATCGAACAGGTGTCGTTGACGAGGTTGACTCCGCCGACGAAGAAGCAGTCGGGTGCCGGCGGCATCATCCAGGTTCTGATGAGGCTGGTCTAGATGCCGATTGACCCGGACCCGTGGAACGGGTGGATTGTCCTGATCCTTGGCCTAATCGCTTTGGGCACTGCCTTGTGGAGGTTCTGGCATAAGGCGTGGCGGAGGCGTGAGGCGGTTCACGCGCAACGTCAGCAGGAGTTGCGGGAGTTCATTATCGAGGTCACTCGGCCTTTGCAGCCGGGTTACAAGAATGGCGGCAATTCGATGGCGGATCAGTCGGCCATGTTGAAGACGCTTCTGTGGAACCAGGAGCAGATTCGTTCTGATTTCACGCGGCATATCGCGTACCACTTGGAAAGCAAGATTGAAGGGAATGGTCAGTGATGTGGACGGTCGGGTTTTGGAAGCAGGCGGCGGAGCGTGCAGTGAAGACTGCCGCTCAGGCGGGTGCGGCGTTCTTTGTGGTGGGTTCGACGGGGGTGGCGGATGTTGACTGGGCAACGGTTGGTGGTGTCGCGGGGGCTGCCGCGGTCGCCAGCGTTCTCACTTCTCTGGCTAGCGCTCCGTTCGGCCCAGCCGATTCTCCCTCGCTGGTGGTGGAGGACTGATGGCGTTCTCTCTGAACGGCTGGCAAGTGCCTCCGTTCAAGCTGAAGACGTTTGACATTCCGGGGACGAAGCGTCGGGTGACTCTGGAT